GCTGGCCGCCAGATACCAGGCGGTCGGGCTCGCGGCATCGAGGCGAGGCTCGCTGATGGGCGAGAGCGTGCGGATCGACTGCGGCACCACGGTGGCGGGCGTGGCGGGAACAAGGTTCTGGGCCACGAGCTGCTCGGCCCTGAGTTCCAGTGCGGCGGGCACGATCAGGAAGGCGGGGCGAATGTTCAGCACGGTCTTCTTGTCGAACCCGGTCTGCAGCGCCATCGCCGCCCGGGCCGCGCCCACGGCATCGACGGCCAGTGCCGTGCCTGTCCCGGCCAGGTTCCTGTGAGTGGGGTGGAACAGCGCGTTGCCGTCGGCCATCGCCGGGTTGGCGGTGATGATGCCCCAGACGACATCGCTTTCCAGCTGCGCGATGGAGTTGCCATACATCGCCGGGATCCGGGTGAAGGCATCCAGATCGTCGTTGATCAGGGTCTGGCGGGTAATCGCGACCACGCGGCCATAGGTCTTGACCTTGTAGCTTTCCTTGCTCTCGCCGAGCGTGCCGCGCTTGAACTCGCCGCCTTCGCCGACCTCCAGAAGCTGGGGTGCCTCGCCCAGCTGGACACGGTGCATGGACTTGAAGTCGGTCGCCAGCACCTGGCGGCAGAACAGCATGAAGGTCCGCGGATAGGTCTCATAGGCCTGGCGGAGGGTCTTGTTGGTGACGGCGGACAGGATGTCGGGGAAGTCGGAGGTGGAATGCAGCGAGCGCGTCGCCACTTCGTCGCGCGACAGGCCGCGCGTGTTGACCCCGGCATTGGTCAGGCTTTCACGGGCCAGTTCCAGCAGCGACATGCCGCGGTACTGACGGGCAGAGTCGTCGAGCTGAAACAGCGTCGGGCTGTAGCGGTGCAACAGCGCATTGGCTACGGCATCGCGGCGGGTCACGCGTTCATCCCGGCCGCCGAGCGGGATCGAGACATGCGGGAAGGTGCGGGTTTCGTCCGATCTGGCGGCGACCTGGTCGAGGATCAGGCGGCGAGATTCATCGACGGTGACACCGCGCTTGACCAGATCCTCGGCAAAACCGCGCTCGAGGTTCAGGCGGCCCGCCAAGTCGTAGATGGTGGAGACGCGGTCGCGTTCACCCTCGCGGGCCCGGGTGGCGATGGCTTCGGTGTCGGGCGGGGTCACTTGCGCGCCCTGCGGCAGCGCCCGCGTCTCGCTAGCGCGGGCCTGCGGTTCGGCAGCGGGATTGGTGGGGTCGGTCATCTGGGTTTCCTCGGTCGCATGGAGTTCGGCGGCCGCTGCGGCCGGGGTCTGAGTCGGGTCGGTCATCGGGGATGCTCCTTGTCGGGTGTTGGAAGCGTCCCGGCGATGAAGGACGCAGTCGTGAAGGAATTGCTGGGTGCGGAAACCGGCGGCGGGGTCGGCCCCGACCGGCACGGCGGAAACCTCGAACGGCGTCCAGTCGACTGCGCGCCAAAGCTCGCGCCCGCCATCGGGCTTGGAGACCTCGAACCGGTGGACCTGGTAGCCGATGGACACCGCCCGGATGTGCCCGGCCTGAATGTCGCGCCAGATCGGCTCGACATCGTCGCGTTCCGAGATGCGGACCAGCGCGATGCCCCGGCCGTTTTCAAGGCGGGCAGAACCGGGGACGACGGAGCCGATGACGGCGTCCAGCGCCCCCAACTCATGCACTTTCAGGAACGGCGCGCCCGCGTTCAGCCGTTCCAGCCGCACATGCGCAGGATCGAGGCTCAGTTCCTCGTCGTAAGGCTCGCCAAAAAAGCTGGCGCGGCGGACGCGGGCCCCAGTCGACCAGACCACCTCGACGGTACGGGCCTGCGCATCGGCCGTGTTCGGCGCAAGCTCCTCCGTCCGGCGCATGGCCGGCAGTTCGATCATCGTGTCCATGGGGTCAGTCCTGTTGGGCGGCGTTGGGTTGCGCTGGGTCGTCTTCTGGGTCAGCGGCTGGATCGCTGGCGGGGTCACTGGTTTGCGCGCTGCCGGTTTTCGTGACGCGGCGCGGATCGCTGTCGAGCACCAGCCCCAACGCATCGAGCTTGGCGTTGGTCGCGGCGATTTCTGCCAGCACCGCGTCGGGGTTGCGACCCTGACGGGCGATGACTTCGGCCAGCGTCATGGTGCCCGACCGGATCGACAACAGGTTCGCCATCGCGTCCTTCTGCGGATCGACCGCTTCGAACTTCGGCGGCGACCATTCGACCGGCACGTCGGGTGTCGGTATCTGCCCCGCCGCCCATGCGGCTTCTGTGAACCAGCGCCAGACGGGCGCGCAGAACATCGGGATGAACAGCTGCCATTGCACGGCGTCGATCTGGCGGCGGAATTCGACCAGCCCCGCCCGGATCGAGGAATAGTTGACCTGGCTGAGATCGCCAGTCAGCAGTTCGTAAGGCACCCGGAACCCGGCCGAGATCGTGTGCAGGCTGGCCCGTTTGTACTCGCCATAACCGCCCGTGGCGGAGGGCTGGTTGAAGCGGATGTCCTTGCCGCCACGGGCATAGGCGATCAGCCCCGGTTCGAACTGCTCGACCCGGTTGCCGTCGGCATCGACCACGGTTGGTGCGATGCCCTGCTGGGATTCGTCGTCGCCAAAGACGATGGCGGTGACGCAGGCCTCGGTCTTCTTGCGGACCAGCTCGGCTACTTCATAGTCGTCGAGGTCGCGTAGGGACCGGATCACCGGTGCGCCCCAGGGAACACCGCGCGCCTGCGTGCGCTGCTTTTCATAGACATGAGCGATCTCAGTCGCTGGAACCGGGCGGCTGTCGAGCCCGCCGCGCAAGGCCCCATGCGCATCGCCGGGGTGTTCCGGATGCAGCCAATAGGCGCGGCGCTTGCCGACCGGGTCGAACTCGATGCCCTGCACGATGCGGCCCGCGCCGCTGTTGTTGGTCTTAGTGGCATCCAGAAAGTCGGCCTCCAGAACCTGCAATTGCAACGGCACCGGCAAACCGTCCGACGACCGGCGCAACCTGCGCCGCACCAGCACCTCGCCCGCCTCGACCATCTCTCGGCAGATCAATGTCTGCAGGCCGTAGAAATCCAGCTGGCCATCGGCATCGCAATCTGCCGTCCAGCGCTCGAACAGGGCATCGACCTTCCGGTCCAGCTTGTCATCGCCGCTGGCAGCACGGGGCATGATGCCCGAACCGACGATGTTGTTCACCAGCACCGCCACCGCCTTGGCCGCATGCGGATTGTTGCGCACCAGATCGCGCATCCGGTCGCGCAAGAGCGCCCCGGCGACACCAATCTCGGTGTCGGCTGAGGACCCCGGCGCACGCCAACCGTCCGTCCGCCGCCCCTTCGACGCCCCGTCATAGCCGCGCGTCAGGGTTTCGAAGGCCTGTCGCGCCAGCACGCGCCGGGCGGCCATGCGCGGGGCGACCGAGGCGATGGCATGGTCCATCCAGTTCGCGGGCATCAGCGATCCCCGCGGGAGAAGCCCGCCAGACCAGCCACTGGCAGCGGCCGGCTTGTTCCCGCGATGGCGCGTTCGATGGTCCGGATGCGGCCGAGGAGATCCTCGGCCGAACCATAGTCTACGGATTTCCCATCATAGCTGACGCGGGTCGTGCCGCTGGCATAGGCCCGGCGCAGCGCGGCGAGTTCGGCTTCCGTCCAGTCTGCCATATCAGAACCATCCTCCGCGTCGGCCAAGCCAGTCCGACTGCCGTTTTCCCTGGGGTGCGGATTGCGGCCGGTTGACCCGCCCCGCCGCATCCATTTCCGTCGGCGCAGCCCCGAGTTGATCTTCGAGATCGCGCCATTTCTCGTCGGTCCAGCGATCGGCGCCCGCGATCCAGGCGGCGGCGCGGGCATAGACCCGGCAATCCAGCGCCTCGTTGCGCTCGCGCAGCTTCTGCCATTCCAGTCGGGCGAAGCCACGCTTGGTGCGCACCGTCACCAGTTGCTCGGCCACGAACTGCTTCAGCCATTCGTTTTCCACCCAATGCGGCAGATGCACCGATCCCGGCGGAAACGCCGCCCCTTCGGCCGTGTCTTCCTCGGTGGGACGTTCCAGCCGCAGGAAGCGATAGGTTTCGGCCTTGAAGGTCGACACCGCCACGGTCCAGAGCCGTGCGCCCCGCCGCAAGCGCTTGCCGCCCTCGGTTGCATCCACGAAGGTCGGCCCCGACACTGGGCTCGAACGGTTGAACCCTTCGACGCCTTTCACTGGGGAAACCTGCGCAAAGCCTTGCGCCCGCGACCAGGAATAGACTGCCGGGGCCTCGTAACCGGTGTCGATGGCCAGCCGCGCAATCCGCAGATACGCGCCGCGTTCATGCGGCCAGGACCGATCCAGCAAGGCAGTCAACTCCGACCACGCGTCGTGCCGATCTGGCCCCCCCTCAATGACGACGTGATCGACAAGCCAGCTTTCCAGTCCGCGACCCCAAGCCCAAACATCAACCTCGATCCGGTCTTTCTGCACGTCGGCTCCGGCGGTCAGGAACAACCCGCCCGCAGGCACCGTGCCGGATTTCCAGCGCTCGCGCCGGTCGTAGAGCCTTTGCCAGTCCGGAGCTTCCCCGGTTTCGACCCAGGTTTCGCCAAGGATGGTGTTCCGAAACGCCTTGATCGCCTCGTCCGACCCTTGGGCCGCTTCCCATGACCGCACGATCCGCTCCCAGCTCAGCCAACCGATCGGCGAGTAGAGCGCCGACAGGTGATACCCGACCGTGGTCGGATCGGCGGCGGTCGCGGTTGCCCGCCATTCCCCGGCCTCCAGCATCGCTGTCTTATTGTGTTCACCGATGGGCGCATCACACCCTTCGCAATGATATTCCGCCGTCTCTGGCCGCCCCTTTTGCCAGCGAAGCCGGTCGAACTTCAGCCATTGTGCGTGGTCGCAATGCGGGCACGGCACGAAATACCTGCGCTGATCGCTGGCCTCATATTCCCGCTCGATCCGGCTCAGACCCCGGATGGTGGGCGTCGAGACCAGGAAGACCTTGCGCCGGTGGGCGAAGGTCAGCGACCGCGCTTCCGCCAGCGTGACCGGATCGCCTTCTTCGTCGGCCGAGGCCGGATAGGCGTCGACCTCGTCGAGAAAGATGTAGCGCGCCGGTGTGGAGCGCAGCCCGACCGCCGAGTTCGCCCCGGTCATGATAAGAATCCCGCCCGCGAATTCCTTCGACAGCATGGTGTTGCCCGCGTCGCGCGACCGGGCCGGTTTGACCCGTTCCCGCAGGTCAGGGCTTTCGTCGATCAGCGGGTCGATCCGCTGGCGCGAGTTGCGCTTGGCCAGTTCCACCGTCGGCTGGACCGCCAGCATCGGGCCCGGTGCCTGGTGGATGGCAAAGCCGATCCAGTTGTTGCCCGCCTCGGTCGCCCCGACCTGCGCCGCCTTCATGAACACGATACGCTGCATCTCGTCGCTAGGCGACAACCGGTCCATGATCTCGCGCATGTAGGGCGTGCGCGCCGTGCGATAGCGCCCCGGTTCCGCCGAGGCCCGGCCCGACAGCATCCGGTGCTTGTCTGCCCATTGCGACACTGTCAGGTCGGGATCGGGCGTCAGCCCCGCGCCCCAGGTGCGCAGAATCTCCGCCGCGCCGTCGAAATCCGATAGGCTGTCATCATCACCGGAAGTCAGGCCGGACCTCGGCAAGCTCGTCGAGGTGGGCACGGACATGTTTTTCCAAGGCCTTCTGCATCGCGGCCGGTTCCACGCCCAGTTCCGCCGCCATCAAGGCCGACGACCGCGCGGGCCAGTTGACCCATGCGTCCCGCACCTCGCGCGCAAGCCGGAACACCAGCGACAGCGCCCGGGCCCGCTCGATCAATTCCCCCTTCAGCTTCTGCAGCCGGATGCGCCGCTCCTGCGCCTTGAGAACCTCGTTGGCGGTTTTCGCCTGCAGGTAGGTCGTGCCGCCGCCAACCGCCGGGACCGCCAGACCCTGTTCGCGCAAGGTGTCGCCGACGGCGGCAACGGCCGCCTCGGGCACGGGCTTGAGCTTCGGCTCCGGCGGCTTCCTCGTCTTCGACGGGTCGGTGGTTTCCGCCCGGCGCACATCACTAGCAGCCGCGTTGATGCTGCCATCGGCGAACAGCACCAGCCGTTCGGACGTCTTCGCTTTCTGGATCGCGCCCCGCGACAGCCCGACATGCGCGGCGTACTGGCGCTCGCTCATGCCCTGCATTGACGGCTCCAATTATCATTCAAGATCATGCGCTTATCTCGTTGATAAGCATCGCGGACAGAGCGAACGTCCTTTCAGAAGGACGATGCAACTCACTTGGGAGAGAACGAAATGACCCGCCGCGCACAAGACAACACGAAAGCCCTCGATGCCTTCATCGGCAAGAAGGCCGAGATCGACGCGATGCTCGCCCGACTTCAGGCGCTCAGCGACGACCATTTCAACTTCGATCCGGAAGCGGTCAATTGGGGCAGCGTCGGCTCGATTGGCAGCGTCGCCAGCGACCTCCAGAAGATCACCGATTTCCTTTTCGGCGAGGGCGAACACGCCGAGTAACCAATCCAGCCATCGCGCCAGCCCCGCCCTGCGGGGCTCGGCCCCGTAGAAGGGCCCGCATCCCGCGCGTCCCGATACGGAGACGACGATGACCCAACTTTCCGACACCCAAGCCCTGATCCTGAGCGCCGCCGCCCAGCGGCCCGAGCGCATCGCCCTGCCGCTGCCCGAAAGCCTGCGCGGCGGTGCCGCCGCCAAGGTGGTCGGCGCGATGCTCGCCAAGGGCCTCCTGCAGGAGGTCGACGCCGACATGCGCAAGGGCGAACCCATGTGGCGCGAGACCGGCGACGGCCACGGCGTCACGCTGGTCGCCACCGATGTGGGGTTCGCCGCCATCGGCATCGAGCCCGAAGGCGCGAACAGCGCCCACGAGGGCGCGACGGACGCGCGGACAGTGGAAGCCGCGCCCGACACCCCCGCCGAACCCGACACCGCGCCCAAGGCGCGCACGCAGCGCGAGGGCACCAAGCAGGCCAAGCTGATCGCCATGCTGCGCGCGCCGGACGGCGCGACCATCGAGGAGATCATGGTCGCCCTCGACTGGGCGGCTCACACGATCAGGGGCGCGATGGCCGGAGCGCTGAAGAAGAAGCTCGGGCTCGAGGTGACCTCGGAGAAGGTCGAGGGGCGCGGACGGGTCTATCGACTGCCCGCTGGCTGATCGGTTTGCCGCTGAAGACCCCATTGCCGCCGTCCCATCACGGGCGGCGGTTTTTCATTGCATCGACAGCAGATCGCGCGCGGCAGCCTGCAGGATGTCCTGCGCCATGCGGGGCTCACAAGTATAGATGCCGCCCGGTTCAGGTTCGCCGACATTGTCTTCGAACCATTGCCGACCCTCGTCCGAAATCGGACGCAGGACCACGATGGTCCCGTGGTTGTTGATCTCGATGTGTTGCCAGTCGGACATGTGCCAAGGCTAGCATCCGTCGCCCGGCACCGCCAGCGGGGTCAGAGGCGACGCCATCGCTCGAACAACCGCCGCAAGGCGCAACTGCGGCCGAGCGAGACGATTGTGAACACCGCGCCCATCTTCAGGTTCTGCGCCAGCGTTGTCTGCAGCCCGAAGACCGGGAAGATAAGGATCTGCGTGACGACGGCGACGCCGTAGCCCACGACAACATTGGCCACGGCTTCGACCAGCGACATGAGGCGTGACTGCTTCATGCCGCCGCTTCATCCATCGGCCAGCAATTCAGCTGCCAAAGTTCTGAGCGCATGCGCCGCAACCAAGGGGACCACGCCGTTGCCACAGAGGCGAAGCCGGTCCACCCGGTGGGCCAGCCCATCAGCGCCTCGACGAATAGCGGGTTCAAGGTCCGGCGCGCATCGCAGGTATCGCTCCCAGCCATCGGCGTTACCAGGACCTGGCGGCCAAGCAGGCCGTTCACCGGTGTGTTCGCCAGTGTCGTCGCCCCATCCTTGTGATCCCGCGCCGTCGGCGTCATCCACATCCCCGCCGCGTGGGTCAGATCGGCCGTCTTGCGGTTGCCCGCGCTCGGCTTGCAGCCATCGTTCGCCATCGGCGTCGGCCAGTCCCGCGCCATCCGGTCCAGACCCTTCTCGCCCTTCCGCTCGCCACCCCGACTGCGAAAGCTGTCGATCTGGGGCGTCGGCCAGAGCGCGGCCGTCGTCGCCAGGTTCATCCCGTGCTGCCCCGCTTCCTGTGAGGGTGTCGGTTTCGTCTGCCGGTTCTCGTTGGCGCTGGCCCGGGGCGTCGGCCACAGCCGCAGCAGTTCCGTCCTGTTCCCGCCACTCGACCGGGTGCCAGAGCAGGCGCGCGGGGTCGGCCAGTTCGTCCCCCTCGCGGATCGCAAGGATGAAGAGCCGCTCGCGCTTGTGGGGCGCGCCGACTTCCGCCGCCGTGAAGAGGCCTGCCGCAAGGCGGTAGCCCATGCCGACCAGTCCTGCGGCGACTTCGGGGAAGCCGAGGCGCAGATGATGGGCGACATTCTCGAGGAAGACGAAGGGCGGCTCGACCTCGCCGATGATCCGGGCAACATGGGGCCAGAGGTGACGCGGGTCGTCCACCCCTCGGCGCTTGCCCGCGACGGAGAACGGCTGGCACGGATAGCCCGCAGTAACGATGTCCACCGCGCCGCGCCACGGGCGGCCGTCGAAGGTTCCAACATCGTCCCAGACAACAGCCTGATCCAGGGACGCGTCTTCCATCCGCGCCACGAGAATGGCTGCGGCGAAGGTTTCCCGTTCGACATGGCCCACAGCACGATATCCGGGGATGGCGATGGCGACCCCGAGGTCGAGCCCGCCAGCGCCGGAACAGAGGGAGAGGCCGAACAGGCGTGCGTCTGCGGCTCCCGAGCCAAGTCCGGCGGAAGGTAAAGCCAGGTCATGCATGTCACGCGGCGGCTTCGGGTTGGGTTTCTTCAAGCGCGGCCGGGGCATCCCCCAGCCGCTCAGTCCTCACCTGCGCGAAGGTCCGACCGTCGCCGTCGAGGATTGCGTCGCGTCCCGTGTCGGCCTGCCAGCGTTCGACGGCGACGTCGATGTAGGCCGGGCTGATCTCCATCGCGAAGACGCGGCGGCCATTGGCCTCGCCCGCCATGATCTGCGAGCCGGAGCCCGAGAAGGGTTCGTAGCAAAGCCCGCCCCGCGTCACATGCTGTCGCATCGGGATCCCGAACGCGTCCAGCGGTTTTGGCGTCGGATGGTCGGGACGTTCATCCTTGGCAAAGCTGGGCAGCGCCCATGTCGATGGCAAGGTTTCCTCGGCCACCTTGGGCGGACGGTTCGGGCGACGCCAGCCCATGAAACAGGGTTCGTGCTTCCACAGGTAGTGCGACCGGGTCAGAACCCCGCGGTCCTTCACCCAGATGATCTGCTGGTGCACAAAGGCTCCGGCCTTTTCCCAGCAGGCTTCCAGCATCGCCTGGCGGCGGGAGGCGTGCCAGCAATACCAGGCGGCGTTTTCGGCGATGGCTTCCGCCACGGCCGCCGCGATGAAACCGTCGTAGAGTTCCGCCCCCTGCGAACTGTCATCCCAGGTCGTGCCATAGGACGCCGACCAGTCCTTGTTGCGGGTCGGATGGTTCGAGCCGTCGTAATCCACGAGATACGGCGGGTCGGTCGCGAACAGGATGGCCCGTTCGCCATTCATCAGACGGCGCACGTCAGCAGCGCTGGTGCTGTCACCGCAGAGCAGCCGGTGATCGCAGAGGATCCAGAGATCGCCGGTGCGCGACGCCGGGTTGCGCGGCGGTTCGGGGATGGTAACCGGCGGCACGGAGCCCCCGGTGCCACCTTCTTGCTCGTCCCCTTCCGGCACGAAGGCCAAGAGCTTGTCCAACTCGCCATCGGAGAAACCGACAAGCGACAGGTCGAAATCCTCGGCCAAGAGGTCGTTAAGTTCCGCCGACAGCAGCGCTTCGTCCCAGGCACCAAGCTCGGTCAGCTTGTTGTCGGCGATCCGGTAAGCCCGCCGCTGCGCCTCGGTCAGATGCCCGAGCACGATCACCGGTGCTTCGGTCAGACCCAACTGCGTTGCCGCCAGCACCCGGCCATGCCCCGCGATCAATTCGCCATCCTCGGCCACAAGGCAGGGCACGGTCCAACCGAACTCAGCCATGCTGGCGGCGATCTTTGCAACCTGGTCCGCGCCATGCGCCTTCGCGTTGCGGGCATAGGGCTGGAGCTTGGCCAGCGGCCACATCTCGATCCGATCCGGGGCGAAACTCAGCGTCATGGGCGGGTCAGTCCTCGGATCAGGGTGGATACCCCTGGCTTCCGGACTCCGGGGTCCAGACTGGACTCCAAGCGGGGTCCAGAGGCCACCACGGGTGTCCAGCATCAAGGGTTTGAATTTGCAGTGTTTCAGGTGGGTTCAGGCAGCGGTGGCTTCCGGCTGGCTTCCCAAAAATCCGGCCCTGTCGCTAGCGATGTGCCGCGCTTCGCCCGCCAGCATACGAATATGGCCAGGAAGGAACCAGAAATCAGTGGGTTAGCGGGATGGACGCCGGTTGGACCCTTCCCGGACCCCGGAAGCCAGCGGCCCGACGACTGCCTGCGCGCTCCTCTCCCGAGTATGTCTTCTTTCTATCGCTATTCGCGGATCGTGTAAGGCCCTGCGATGTACACCCGAAAATCGTCTCAAAGGACGATTGTTCTTGACAGCCGGTTGGCGTTCTCAATCACGAACTGCTGCGACCGTCGAGCTGACGGCACGCGCCCGTTCAGCCGCCAGGTGATCACCGCCAGACCGTACTGCCAGCGCTTGGTCGCGGCGGTGCGCGACAGGCCGAACTGCCAGCAGATCGGTTTCCACGCCATCCCCTCGGCGCGGGCCCAGACCAGCCGCGCATCGTCCACCTCCAGCCAGCGCAGCCAGAGCAACGCCTCCTCAGCTTCCGTGATCTGACGTGGGCCGGGCCTTGGCCGCCGCATGCGGGGTTCCTGCCCGACCTTGTCGGCGAAGCTGTGGAAATACTCGGGCCACGCGTTGAAGAAACCCTTTGGCATGACGCCCGGCAACTGGCGCATCACGCCTGCGGCCTGTTCCAGACGGTCCTGCACCTGCGTTGTTGTCCATTCATCCATGACGCGCCTCCGGTTCGCGTTTGCCGTAAAGCTTTTCGCCCAATTGCCGGACCAGTTCACGCTCGGGCCAGGTCAGACGGTCGTCGTCGATGGCGACGGCCAGCAGCCCCTGTTCCTTCCAGCCGTCGCGCTTGACCGCGTCGGGGGCACGACGAACACCGCCGTAGCCCTTGGGCGTGAACCGCATGCCGGTCATTGGACACCTCCGCGGGTCTCCAGCGCCCAGAGCAGGATGGCGATGGCGTCGGCCTCGTTGTCATCGGCGGGGCTGAAGCCGCGCGCCCGGGCAGCCGCCATCATCGCGGACTTGTCGGCATTGCCCTTGCCGGTGGCGTGGCGCTTGATCGTCCCGACAGGCACGCCCTGATAGGCGATGCCTGCGGTTTCCGCCCATGCCGTCAGCGTGGCGAGCAGTCCGCCATAGACATGTGCCGCGTCCGTGCCGACATGGCGGCGGACCTCTTCGAAGTGGATGACGGTGATCGGCCCCGCATCCCGCCCAAGCTGGTCGAGCCAGTTCCGGAACCGCAGGTAGCGCATGCCGCCGCCGTCATAGCGGCTTGGCCGGAACGAAACCGTGCCGCTGGTGATCAGACCGTCCGCCGTCTGCAGCGCCCAGCCGGTGGTGGTGCCGAGATCGAGGGCAAGGACGACAGGCACGGCCGGAGGCGGCGCGATCATGGTGGTAGGGATCAGGGACATGTGGGCCATCTGGGGCTCCTTTCCATTTTGCTGCGCGATGATTTGGTAGGCAGGGCTTGCGGGGCTCATGGGTCGAGCTCCCGCAGCCAGTGGGGGATCGGGGAACCTCTATCGGAAGGTTCCCCCCGAGGTTCCCCGGCATATCCCTCTGATTTTCCATGCTTTTGGGAACCTCGGGAACCTGGGGAACCTTTTCCGGCATCTTCCTTCGCATGTGCGTGCGTGTGCGTGTGCGCAAGGGTTGAAAGAGGTTCCCCAGGTTCCCCAGGTTCCCCTCTGCCAATGATTTCAGAGGCTTGGTTCGGGGAACCTGCCGACAGGAGGTTCCCCTCCGAGGGCCGAGGTTCACCAGCTTCAGGTTGCATCGCACTCTGTCGTGCCGGACGGTCGGCGCAGACATCAAGCTTCCAGCGCGTCGCCTTGTGTTCGATCCCGGCCTTGACGACGCGCACCTTGCGGCCGCCGATGCTGAACACGCGATCCCGCATCTTCTTGATGGCGATTCCGAAGCTCGTCTTCTGCGCCCTGTCGTTGTTGCCGCTGATGGGTGGCGCCGGATCGCAGAACGCCGCTACGTCGAAGAGGTCGGCCGCGCCGACATCGGCCGTGCCGAACCGGTCCCACCAGGCAGCGATGAAGGCGCTCCACCCCGCACCTTCGCCGTCGGAGGCTTCCATCATCTCGTCGAGATTTCCGAGAAAGCCGGAAATGCCCGCAACATCGAGCACGCCGCCGATGACATGTGCCCAGTTTTCGAAGGAGCCGATGCTGCGCGACCCGCGCGGTTTTCCGACGGCGATCCAGGCCTGACACAGTGTAAGGCAGGCGGCGACCAGCCGGGGGCGGTTCGCCCGGACCCATGTCATCAGGTCGGGATGGCGGAAGCCTGTGCGCTGCCAGGGGCGTTCTTCATGCGGGTCGAGCCGGATGCGCACGAGGCGGCGCGCCATCTCGTTGGAGAACTCGGGGTTGTTGCCGGTGGCGATCCAGAGGCAACGGATGGGCAGCCGCGCCATCTCCGATGCGCCAAGGATGCGGTCTTCCCAGAAGGGCGCGGTCAGGGCGGCCGCGACGGCGGAACTGTCGAGTTTGGCGCGCAGGTTGTCGATCAGCACCATGGCGGGGATCTGGCGCAGCTTGGCAGTGACGCGCTTGCGCCATTCGTCGTCGTCGCGCCCTTCAGTCATGACGCTCGCGCCCGAGCCGGTGAGGATGGTGGCCACGGCATCGACCATCAGAGTGGCACCCGAGCCGGGGGTGGGCTTTTCGATCAGGTGTAGCGGCGTCGGCCCGTCGATCATGCCGCGCAGGAAGCCGAGCAGCAGCAGCGCAATCACATGCGCCATCTCGGCAGGGCCGACGAAGGGGAAATCGCCCAGCAGATCCTCGCAAAGAAGGTTCCGGGCGGCGGTGATGTCGGACGCGGTCGGTTTTGCGGGGATTGCGGGCACAGTAAAACCGGGTGCCGGGGCATAGAGTAGCCGCGCATCGGGGTGATAGCCCGGCGTCGTGAGCAGCGTGCCGCCACGGCCGAACACCGGGGTGTTGACGATGCCCACCAGAACAGGCAGCGCGGGATCGGGCGTTGCCAGCACGGATTTCACCACCGCGATCGGCGGTGCCGCTGCAACCAGTTCGCCCTTGCCGTTCAGCCGCTTCCAGTTCGCCAACCGTGCCAGCATGTGGCGCAGGCGCTCCTCGGTGATCGCGGCAGCTGTCGGACGACCCTCGTCGTCGGGCACCACCCATGTGGGCTGGCCCGCGAAGCGGAACACCCAAGGTGTGCGGTTTGATGCCATCAGAAGGCTCCAGACCCGCTCGACCGACCGGGCGAGATCGCCCTCGTCGGCGCGCAAGGTTGGAATGGCCTCGCCGCTGCCCTGATAGTTGATCGGCCGGTGCTGCCCGATCCGCATGGCCAGTTCGGCATCGGGTCGGCTATCCGCTTCGGCGATCACCGCCGCTACTGCGTCGGGCCCTTCCTGCAGCAGCAGATCGTTGAAATCCTGGCCTTCCTCAGGCGGCAGGGCGACGGCCACGTCGCGCCCCTGCGCGCGCAAGCGCCGAGCGGCGGCTTCGGCGGCCCGCATTCCTGCCCCTGATACATCGTTGTCCGCCAGGAACACGACACGGCGTACGGACGGTGGCAGATCGATCTGTTCGAGACCCGATGTGGACAGCGTCGCCCAGACGGGCAGATCAGGGCATGCGGTCATCACCGCAAGGCCGGTCTCGATGCCCTCGGACAGGGCCAGCCGATCACCGCCATCAAGTTCAGCGAGTCGCACCGCGCCGCCCGCCACCCGGCCGAGCATCTTCTTCGCCTTCTCGAGAGGTGCCTTGGTGACCACCCCCTCATCGATGGCGAGGTAACTGCGGTGCAGGCCGATGACTGCGCCATCGCGATCGCGGACCCGTCCCAGCATGGCCGGGTAGCCGGTCTTGGTCTCCCAATGGGTCAGGTCGGGGTGAAACAGAAGATCAGCGCAATCGGGGACGGTCAGACCGCGTCCTGTCAGATACAGCGCGACCGGGGTGTCGGAGATCGGCTTCGCGGCCGTCAGGATATGCGCGATTTCCAGAGCGGGATCGCGCTTTGCTGGTGGCGGTGTCGGTGGCTGGCGCCGTTCGGGTGCGCCTGGCGCGATACCCGCGATTTCGGCGGCCTCGATGATCAGCGCGCGTCCGTCGAGACCGGTCGCCTCCTCGATGGCGCTGATGGGACCGCCCCCCTGATTGCCGTCGAAGTCGATCCAGTCGCCGGCATGCGCCCCGCGCAGCGTGATGACGCAGGAGCCCATGTTGCGCGGGGCATCGCCCCGGATGTTGGCCAGCCGCCATTCATCGCCCGCCTTGCGCCCGAGCGGGAACAGGCGCGGCACCCAATCCTCGGCGGTTTCACGCAGCCGCGCCGCGACCAGATCGAGATCGTAGCGCAGGGGCTCGCCGCCGGACGGCTGGACGTCGTTGAGATCAAGCAAGGATCACCAGGCCCTTCTCGGCCCGCGTGATCGCAGTGTAGAGCCAGCGGTTCCGGTCGGCGGCGGTACGACCGAAGCCGTCGTCGAAGACGATGACGTTCTCCCACTGCGAGCCCTGCGACTTGTGGCAGGTGATGGCGTAGCCCCAGCTGGACTCGATCAGGCCGCGTCGGACCTGCCATTCCCGCCGCCCGCGTTCGTGGTCGAAGGCGATATGGTCGGCATACGCGCCATACCAGAGGCTCTGCCGCCCGCCGATACCGGTCCCGTCCTCAGTCTCGACCGTGGCGCTGAAGGCGAAAGCATCGTTCGGATCTTGCCGCACCTCCGTGAGGGTCAGGAACATGCCGTTGATCAGCCCCAGATCGTGACGGTTCTTGAGGCAGATGATCTTCTCGCCACCACCAGTCGGGAAATCGGCTCCGAACCCGGCCGCGCGCTTCATCCCTGTATTCAGCCAGCGTCGCGTCGCATTGGTGCCGCAGATCACCTGACCGCCCTGCAGCATCTGCGCGGGATGGACCTCGTGGCGCGACATCTTCCAGACATGGGCATCATGCGCCCCGGGCGGGATCGGCCGCCCATCGCGAGCGAGCGTCGCCAGCCGAAGGATGGCGCTGTCGCCCGCCTGCCGATGCACCTCGGTCAGCATCACGTCCGGAACGGCTTCGGTAAAGAAGCCTTCCCCCTTGATCGGCGGCAGTTGCCCGGGATCGCCCAGGACCAGGATCGGTTTGCCGAAGGCGATCAGGTCCCGGGCCATGTCCTCGCCCACCATCGACACCTCGTCGAGCACAAGCAGGTCCGCGTCGCGCAGGATCGACTGGTCATTGATCAGGAACTTGGGCTGGTGGATGTCTTGCAGCCGCAACTCCAGCTGCGCGATGCGGGTCATCGCGAAGCCACGTTCGGCTGCACCCATACGCGGCAGATCGCGCCGCAGGGTCGCCAGATCGTCGGTCACCCGCGCGATTTCTTCCGGCGTCGCTTCGGAAACCCGGTAGATCAGGCTGTGGATGGTCTGCGCGGGTGTACCCCTGCGGGTCATCACCAGCGCAGCCTTTCCGGTGAAGGCGGCGAAAATCACACCGCCAAGGCCGCCCGTCGCCATCGTCGCTCGGACCGATGGCGCTCCGCTGGCGACCATGGGCTCCAGACCCAGAGCCTCCATCGCCATGGAGGTAATCGTGGTCTTGCCGGTTCCGGCATAGCCGAATAGGCGGAAGATTTGCTGGTCGCGCCGCCGCGTTTCATACCAGTCGCGGATGGCGGCAATGGCGCGGCTCTGGGATTCTGACAGAATGACGGTCATGCCCGGCCCCCCCAGCAACGCATCGAGAAGGGACAGAACCGGCAGAGGAAGAAATCCGGGTTGGTCGCGATGCGGGGCAGCAGATCGCCCGCGTCAGCGGCGCGCAGCACGTCGACCGCCTTGTCCGACAGAGTCTGCGCCGCAGCCGGATCGAACGGCACCAACTCATGGTGGATCTCGCAGGTGTCCTTGTTCAGCGCGGTGAACAGAGCGGACCCGAGGCCCATGTAAGCCATGTAGATCTGCATCTGGCCGAAATAGACCGGCTTGGAGAGTTGCACGCCCTTCCGTGCCGTGTCCGACCAACTCGATGCCTTCAGCGCCTTGTGTTCCCAAAGTGCAGGCCAGGCGACCCCGACATCGGGCCCGCCGACGATCACGCCATCGACATGGCCGCGAACGCGCCCACCTGCGGTCTCGAAGCCGAACTGGCCGCCAGCGGCCGTTTGCGTGCGCAGATCGAACCCAGCCTGCCGCAGCCAGCGGATCGCCAGATCCTCGAAGACATGTCCGGCGGCGAAGATGCGCAAGGTTCGCCCTTCGAAATCCTTGCCAGGGTCGGGTGGGGTGCGGCGAACCTCATAGACCAGCCGCCGCGCGCAGGGCTCGCCGATGCGGCTGGCACCAAGATAGTCGCGCGGGCGCTGCCCTTCGCGTTCGGCCTCGAGGGCAACGTCGATCAGGCGGTTGATCCGTGCAGCAAGGGGTTCGGGTTCCGAAGCATCGCGCCCGTAGAGGAAGCCGGACCCGTGATTGAAATCGACCAGCATCTGTACCCCCTTCAGAACGGCACGTCGCCATTGTCGGACTGGCGTTGCATCGCGGCCTGAAAGCCATCGACGCATGCCTCGATCACACGGTCGATGTCCGCTGCCGGGCGGTCGAAGAAGGGCTCCATCAGCCCCATGTCCGTCAGGGCCTCGGCGAGCATTCGGCGGGCCTCGCGAATGGCGCGCATTTCCATGTCGGTCTTGTCGATCATGCCGTGGTTCCTTTTGGCGTTGGCCGAGCCCGCCATCAGGCAAGCCATCGAGCAGAAGCGGTATTGGGGGTGGCGATCCCAGCGTAGGGCGTGGCAATAGCCGAAGCCCCGCGACTGCCGCCCGCAGAGCGCGCAGGGCCTTACCCCATCAGGAGGAGGTCCAGCGCGCCCCTTTCCTCCGGGTCCGGGGCGACTGTCCGGCGTTCGCAGGCCAGCACGATGAACCGGCTGATGGCGTTCGATGCCATGCATTCCAGATCGTGCCGGGTCAGGCTGGCGATGGGTCGGTCGAGTCGCCCGCGCGCCTCGAGCCAGCGCCCCATCGCCAGTGCCGCCTGCGTGGTGACATGCGCCTGCCATTCGTCCGCCGTCACGGGTTCAGCCAGGCCGGACCACTGCCGGGTTTGGCGGCGGCCGGGGACTGGGTGATGGGCGCGGCCGCCACGGCCTGCGCGCCCCAGGCGGGCGCTGCATGCGCAACAGTCGCCTGCGGTTGACCCCATGCCGGGAGCGCGGCTTGCGCAGGTGCCGCGGCGGCGGGCCGGGGCTTGCTGGTGGGCTGAGCGGGAACGGGCTCGCCCGCCATGACCCTTTTCCACTCGGGCGCGGTGGGCAGCACGACATGGTCGAGCTTGTTGGCGTCCTTGTAGGCAGGGTTCCGGCTCGGCTCGACCTGGATCTTGGCGACAAAGCTGATCCCGTCGAGATCGGCCAACCCGCGCAGAACACGCCTGGCCTTCGCGGCCTCGCTCATGTCCTCAGGGTTCAGCCCCAGCGCGCTGTCGATCATCGCCCGGAAGGTAGACTTAGAGATCTTCCACCCGATCGACTGGCCAGACTCATCCAGCTTGCCGCCCTGTACGGTGAACATCTGCCAGAACTTGCGCCGGACATGCGGGCCCTCGGCCACGGTGAACTCGGCATCCAGCATCAGCACGTCGCTACCCGGCTGGTTCGACGACTTGAGAAGCCCCCGATCCACCTCGCCCGTCCCGTCGGTGCCGCCCCTGCGCAGCGTCATCACCACCTTGGCAAAGGTGCCGTCGGGGATCAGATCGCCGGACTGTTGCGGCTCCACTTCATTCATATCGAAGGTCATCTCATTATCCTTTCGGGGTCTGGTTGATCTTGGCGAGGAGCGCGCCCAGATCGGGCGGCTCGGTCATGTCGAGGCGACCGCTGCGGTCCTTGGCAGGCAGGCCGAAGGGATTGCCGGACTGGCAGACGAGGCGGCGGGCGCTGCCCTTGTCGGGGTCATGCCGCCATGTCGGCAGTGCGTCGGGACCGGCACCGGGATCCTGCGTGAAGAGGCTCATCGTCAGCACCTGATCGACGATGCCGGGCAGTTCCCGCGCGACCTTCCCGCCGTCCATCTGCGGCTGCCAGGTCACCCGGTTCATGTCGTCGACGACCTTTTCGAGGATGCCGACGAAAATGACGGTGCGGCCAGGCGCGTGCTGAAGATGTTTCAGAAGCCCGATCACCTCGCGGGCGAGAAGGCCGTAGGCCCCGCGCGTGTCCGGTTTGCCGGTGCGTTCCGACAGTGCTTCGGGTCGGGTCTTGGCCCATCCCATTGCCTGGCGCGTCAGATCGGTGATGCTGTCAACGAAGATGATGCGTTTGGAGTCGATCCGTGCGGCGAGTTCGGGGTGCAGTCGGCGCAGATGTGCATGGTGCGCCTCCGAGAAATGCTCCTCGGGCTGGGCGGCCGGATTGGCGCCGCCGATCAGGCAGGCGATATCGACCGCATCGGAAAAGCGGCGGATCGGGATGCTGTCGCCGGGCCAGTCCTGGACCGACTTCAGCCCCGCCTCCAGATCGATGCAGAGGGTCTCGGCGGGCGGCAGGGTCGTCAGCAGCGTGGTCTTGCCAGCACCGCTCGGCCCGAACAGCGCGATGGTGGTCTTGCCCTGCGCCTCGCGGAGCCGGGTATCGGCGGAGATGATGCGCAGGCTCATTCATCACCCCCCTGCGGGACGATCTCGATCTTCAGCGTGCCGGTGCGGACCAAGCGAGCCGGTTCGAACCCGGCGCGGATCGCTTCAGGCCAGGCGGCGTATTTGCGCTCGGGCACCTTGAAGGCGATATCGACGTATTCGGCGGGATCATCGCCTGCGGCGCGGATGCGCTCGACCATGGCGGCCAGCCGGTCCTGATCCCAATCGACCCGCTTCGGCAGGTCGGCCACGATGGTGAAATCGCCTTCGTCAAAGCGCACCGTGCCGGTGTCCTTGGCCTGCGCCTGGCGGGCCTCAGTGGCGCGGGTGGCGAACCGGACCTCCAGCGCGCCGTCGAGACGGGCTTTCGCGGCCTTGTCGCGCTTGAGGCGCTCATCGATGTCGCGCTGCAGGATGGCCAGCAGTTCCACCGGCAGCATAGCGACGTCCTGCAGGCCGAGGCCCGGCAGATCGTCGACAGTGGGAGTGTTCGAAGGAAAGGACATGGAAGGATCTCCGGAAAGCGATGGAAAAGCGGTCATCAGGCGGCCTGCTGTTCGGCGAGCAGAAGGGCCGACAGCGAAACGGCAGCAGCCTTGGGTTTGGGGCGGGCGACGGCGATGTAGGCGAACTGGTCCGGGCCGGTGCGCTCCTGCACCAGGTGCACGAGGCCTGCTTCAGCCGCCCAGAAGGCGCGGGAGCCGAGCCGCGCCAGTTCCGCGCGCTGCTGGTCGGGCAGACGGGCGAACATCGGGAAGACATCGAGGACCAGAAAGCCGCGATGGTATTCCAGCCGGTCGCCTGGAACTGCCTGCGCCACCCAGGCGCAGAACTCGATCTCGGTAAGCGGTCGGCGGGCGCGGACCGTGATGAAAGGGGTGGTGCCCATGAACATGATCTCCTCCTTTCCCCTCTACTCAAGCCGCCGCCAGATCGTCCCAGGCGGGACCGAGGCCATGGGCGGTGAGAACGTGACGCAGGTTGGCAAGGCGGCGGTAGAGCGCGGAGCGGCTGCCGAAGCCCTCGGCCACCAGCGAAGCAACCGGGTGGTGGACCATCGCTGCACAGAGGCGGCGATCCTCGGCCGCAAGCAGCGATAGGGCGGTTTCCAGTGCCTGGCGGTCGTCGCACTGGTCCAGCGCGGTGCGGTCCTGACCATGCCAGGCGGCAAGCCCATCGGCCTCAGTCAACGTCGCGCCCACCGGGTCGGTCTCCCCAGCCAGCGGCAACTCGAGCGACAGGATCGTTCCGCCCTGCGCACGACGCTGCTGGTGATGCCGGATCGCGATGCGCGAGGACTGGTTGCGCAGGATCAGACCCGCGAAGGCACCGAGGCCGCCGCGCGAGGGATCGTATGCGGGCAAGCGGCGCAGGAGATCGACCAGAAGGTCCTGGCCCAGATCCTCGCGGTCGCAAGTCGGCAGTTGCAGACGCCGCCGCAACCGGCGCGCGGCCACATCGGCCTCACGGATGATGGTTTCAATGTCGTCGGGGGAGAGTTCGATCTGCATCGCTGCGGGCCTCGGTCATCGTTTCTGATGAGCCCAAGGTGCAGGAAGCGGTGGCGGCGCAGGTGGGAACGGGGTGGGAATAAGGTGGGGGCTTGGTGAGCCGGAAGCATTTTTTAGCCGTCTATGCGAGACGGAAGCTTCGCTTGTTCAGTAGTGGTCGGCACAGAGCCCTTCGAAGGCACTCGACCGCAGCACGGGAACAGGGAGCCATTTGCCCGCAACGCGACCATCTCAATCCCGATGTGGCAAGTCGTGGATCGCATTCCAGAGCCGCCACAACTCGGCGGTTCACGAGCGACGGCCGCAGACGCGCAGAGGGAATAACGGGCAGACAGCTGACCCAGCTTCGATGGTTAAATCACTTGGAAAGCAATCTGTCTTCCGCGTATGCTGTGCTCGGGTGAGCACGGTCCAAACCATCGTGATCTTTGCTCTTTTTCGCAGTTGAACAGGATTGTGACCTTATTCTCCTGCTTAACTCGTTTCCTATCTGACCCCAAAACGGGTTACTGATGAAAACTACGAAGGGCAGCGACGGCCGTGGGTCTTGTTAGAAATCTGTCTTTGAGGGTGCCTTGGCATGATCGGGCTTGGGACGGGCATGTCTGTGACAATCCTCTTGCAAACAGCGCTTGTCTGGCACTGAAACTCGTTGCGGAAAATCGAAAAGATGATCTTGAGGATTTTCTGAGTGGCCAGTCCTTTGAGAGCCTAAGCCCGCAACAAACACCTCCTTGCCTGCGCAGCAGCGCTGGTTTCCTGAGCAGTAAACCGCATGCATTCGAAAGCCTGATGGCCTATTCGCGCTGGAGCAAAGATCACAAGCATATTCTGCCACAGACGGTTCATCTGCCGGCGTGGGGGGCACTGGCCATCCCTTACCGCTGGATGCTTAAGGAGAGTGGGTTCGAGATTGCCGCTGAACTCGGTCTGGAGGCTAGCCGGGAACGGGAGCCAGAGGCACCGGGCTGGCTCGCCGACACGAGCTGGATCCAAAGCTTCGACAATCAAGTGGCGCTGCTGAACGCATTCGCCGCCCCGCTGGTCGAAAATGAAAGCCTTGTTCTATTCTACGCGACGCGGACACCGATGTGCGACGACGAAAGGCGTGTGCTGCTCGGTGCGGCGCTCCTAGGCACCAAGCATCAAGTGCGCGAATACAACTATGCGCAAGGCAGTAGTTCGGCACTACGCGCGATGGTATGGGAGCGCCCACTTCAGCATTCTCTGAGGCCCGCGCGGGAAGGTGGCGGATTCACAAGCGGGTTCGTCATGCCCTACCATGCGATCCTCAGGGAATGTGAAAAGCGATCCGACCTTGATCCGGCAGCCTTTGTTGCCTTTGCTCCGGATGATGCTAGGGCTCAGTTCTCATATGGCAGCGAGCATGTAAGCCATGGCGCTGCCGCCGCTGCTATGCTGGCTGCACGCGCGGCGCTTGAACGTATCGCCGAAATTCTGGATGGCCCGTGGCAACGATACATCAGTTGGATCGATGAGAGGCTCGGGCGGCTTTGGAAAATGCAGGGGCCAGCTCCGGGATTGGGTGTCGCTCTTTCCGCCCTGCACCCGGGCTTTAACGGGACACTCTTCGCTATCGCGCTCGCAGACGAGCTCAAGGAGAACGCCGATCCCTGGCCGGTGATCGACGCGATATTCACAGGAAAGCGCTTTGCGCCGGCTGGATCGCCACCGGTAACCAGTATGCTTCAAAAACGCTGGGCGAAACTTTCACGGCAACCTGCGGATATCGACCGTCTGAAGGTACTTGCAAAACTCGAATTGACCAAGTTGCAGGCGCAGCGAGCATTCCTTGTCAACGCGGCCGATACACTCGCCAATCCGTTTATTCTGTTCGAGCAGGATCGTATCGCTGTCGACCCGATTGCCTTCGGCACGATTGATCGCGGTCTGTATCCTGGGAAGGAAGTGGCAAGTGCCCATCCGCTGCCTGCATCGTGCGGGCCAAGCTTGGCCGAATACGACAACGCATTCCGCTTGCGCGCGGCCTGCGTCGAGACCCTTGAACGAAGCGCAGCGCAGGGACACACAATACTCCCAGTTGAAAGGCTGGTCGAGGCTGCTGCTGATCTAGCGACGGTCCATCCGGTCCCGCTTGACGCAGATACAGTAGACATCTGCAGCGGCGACTTCGCCCCAACCGTAATTGTTGATGACGCAGGCGGCAAGTTAACCGTGCAGTTGGATCGCTACGTTTCGAGCGCAAAACTCATCGGCCGGGCAGTCGCTGATCGCCTGAAAGCTGTAGACGCTGCGGGTGCGGTAGACTGGCGATCTCTTGTCGATGGAAAATTTGGGGCCTTTCCAGAAGGCAATAAGGATGAAGACCGTGCACGCAATGAAAAGGCTGCGGCGCTCGCATGTCTTGCGGGGAGCCGTATCGGCGTGCTGATCGGCCCTGCTGGCACCGGTAAGACTAGTGTTCTGCAGCTTCTTTTGGGCCGGAGCGAAATCGTTGGTAGCCGAGTGAGGCTCCTCGCGCCAACCGGCAAAGCGCGGGTCCGGCTCGGCCAGGAGACAGGTCGGCGGGATCAGGTGCAGACTGTAGCGCAGTTTCTGCTCGGCACGCGCTATGAAGCTGACACAGGGCGATATTTCATGAACCCGCTCGCGCCGAAAATCGAAGCCACGACATGCATCGTCGATGAATCCTCGATGCTCACAGAGGATATGCTCGCGGCGATTGTCGAGGCGATTCCGCAGAGCTGCCGACTGATTTTGGTAGGTGACCCCTACCAGTTGCCGCCGATCGGGGCCGGTTGCCCTTTCGTCGATATCATTGAGTATTTGAAGCGCGATCATGAAGGGAAGGGCGTAGGCGAGTTGAGCACGCCGCGCCGCCAGACAGTCGGTTCGAACGACGGACAAAGTGGGCAACAAACCGCGCTATCCCGCGCCGATGTTCAACTTGCCGCGATCTTTTCCGGCCGGGAGTTGCCGCCTGGCGAAGACGAAATCGTCGTAAATGCAATCAGGGGTACGGACGATGAGACTGTCAAATATCGGCAGTGGGAGAACGCCACAGACCTTGGCAGTTTGGTTGAGAAGGTTCTTGCGCAGGAGTTGGCGTGCGCTCCCGAAGAGCTTTCAGCTGCACTCGAACATTCGCTAGGCGCCGTACGCGCGGACAAGGGATATCTGAACTTTGAGCGCGGCTGCGCCGATGCTGCGGACTCCTGGCAGATTCTGAGTGTCAACCGCAACACACCCGGTGGATCGGTTTTCCTCAATCGACGTCTCAAGGAGCGCCTGCGCGGCGGGCGGTTGGAGCAGGCGATCGCTTCAAGCCGGATGCCTGGCTACCAGGAATGGATGCGCTTCGTAAAGCCGCGCGGGCCGGAGCAGATCGTCTACGGCGACAAAGTCATCTGCGTGCGTAACCATCACCGCCAGCCGTGGGTCTACGATACGAAGGCGAGCGGCGACAAGGAGTACATCGCCAACGGTGAAATTGGGATTGTGACCGGTCAGCGCCTTTGGGGAAAAAAGAACCCCCAGTTCACACATGTGGAGTTGGCGGGACGCACCGATCGCAATTTCAGCTTCAAGCCCAAAGACTTTTCCGAGGACGGTAACCCCTATCTCGAACTCGCTTATGCTATTACTGTCCACAAGGCACAGGGTAGCGAATTCGGCAGCGTCATTCTGGTGCTCCCAGCTCGCAGCCGACTTGTTTCTCGCGAGATGATTTATACGGCCCTAACGCGACAGAAGAAGCGAATCTGGATCTTGCACCAGGGCCCGTTCGACAAGTTCCTGTCCTTGCGGCAGTATGCGTTTTCCGATATCGCGTCGCGCTTTACTAGTCTGCTACGTACTCCTCGAGCGCAAGAAGTGCGTCTGAGCGCAGAGATTCCGAAATCACTGGATGGAGCAAGGCGCACATTCCTAGAAGAGAGGCTAATTCACCGCACCTTGCGTGGCGAGATGGTCAGCTCCAAGAATGAACTGGCGATCGCCAATATTCTTTACGCTTTCGAACGTGCTGGCCGACTGAACTACCAGATTGAACCGCTACTGCCGTTTGGCGACGGCCGTGGCCGTTGGGCAGACTTCTTGATCGAGGCCCGTGGCAACAGCTGGTATTGGGAGCATTGCGGCATGATGGCGGATGAACAGTATCGCAAGCGATGGCACCGGAAGAAAATGCTCTACGCTGCCAACGGTTACCACGAGCGCTCAGCAAGCAACCCATCGGGAAGGCTGATCATAACGGAGGATGGGCCAGGTAGAGGGCTCGACTCACAGGTGATCGAAGCGCTCATCAGGGATCTGGTTGTCGGCTAGAGAACCGCCGCTAACAGCAGAAAGGTGCTTTTATTGCCCGTCAACTTTGGGTTATTGTTTGTCAATCGACCACGATCCGCGATGCATGAATACCCAAGCGATAGCCCCGGTTGCGAACTGTCACGATCAGGGCTTTGCTTTCGGTATCGGTAAACCCCGCAGCCCGGAATGAGTCACGCAACTCGCGGATCAAGTCCTTGGCTTCGCGCGCAGTCGTGCCTTCAATATGGGAACCAGAGGCGAGTTGATCGCGCGTCAACGCCTTTTCCAGCAGACGCTGGAATACCGGAAAAAGCTGATGCGACAGGATGACGGAGCGCCCCGCCCATTGCACCTCGGCCGCTCCCGTCCGAACCCGAAGCACTGCGGTTGCCGGTGCCGGGCTCAGGGATGCCGGGTCGATAACGATGCCGAAGCCGCCTGAAACCGGCACCATGGAGGACAGGGTCTCGACAAGATGGAAACCGGCGGCGCGCAGTCGCAGTGCCGCGGGGAGTGGAAGGGCTGGTGCCAGGATCGTGACGTCTTGACCCTGCGCGGTCTGGCGCAGCGTCGCGGATATGGTCTCGCCGGTCAGGACAGCAAGTTCCAGCGCAAGAAACACGATCCGCCCGGATGGCAATGCGCCCAACTGCCAGAGTCTCTCGACCAGCTGGGGCGGGCTTTCACTGAACCCCGCCACGGCGCTGATCGTGGACGCAAGTGCTGGGCCCTCGACACGATAGACGCGCAGGTCATCCTCGGTCAGGTCTACGTCCTGGCGCCGGTCCAGCGGGCATTCGGCCCGAAACCGGTTGTCGTCCACGGAACGGATGCGGCGCGACGCAAGCCCGCAGTCACAGCTATCACAGACCTCCCACTCCGTCAGGGGCGAACCTTCGACGATGATGCGCCGCGCCAGCAGCCGGTCGAACGCGGGCCCCAGAAAGGGCCTGGCCATCTCTCCCGTCAGGATCGCGTCGCTGCCAGCCTCACTCAGCCGCGTCAACAACCTCAAAATCGTCTCGGTCATTCATCAGCCCGTTTCGCTGGATCAACGTCATCACCCGGGCTTCATGCTGCGTGCGCCTGAACTGCAGCACACCGGGGGGCCGCAGTTTGACCGTCACCTGCGGCTGGCGCTTTCCGTCGCCCTTGAAGAGAATTCGGAAGACCAACTCGCCCAACCGCCAGGACGCGGCAAACGACACCGGTGTGCCGCCGAAGTGCCGCAGCGCATCGCCGCCGAGATCGCGCGACCGCAGGGTGCGCGCCACACGCGGATAGCCGTTCCTGCCGGGCACCATCAAATCGGCTGCGGCCTCGATGATCTGCACCTTGTCGACCCCCGGATCATGTCGGTGGTCGAAGGCAAAGGCCGGTCCGGTCAGTTCGACCGAACGCAGGGTGTAGAGATCCTGCGCGTCGTCCCCCTCGAAGAAACCGGGGCGCTCCAGGATGATCGAGGCGAACAGTTCCGCGATTTCGGGTTGATGCGCTTTCCGGATCCGGGCCAGTCGCAACATTCCGGTGTTCTCGGAATAGCGAAGCACGGCATGTGCAATCTGCCGTACGCTGATGACCCGTTCCTGCTGACCGTCGACGACCGGCATCGTCGAGACCGTGGATCCATGGCTGACGACTAGGTTGATTTCGTCGGCGTCGGCATAGTCGCCCACCCGGCAATAGTCGCCAAGGAAGGATTTGCGGAACAGCTCGGCGACGGCGGTCCGGAATGCCTCGACCTTTTCCCCCGTCAGGTCGACGATGACACCACGTTCCCGACCGGCAAATTCATGCAAGCGGTCCGGGGCCAGCAAGGCCATGTGGTCGGCGGCGGCCTCGAACAGGTCGGGATGCTCCAGGAATACCCGGACAGCGATATGCTTGGGGTCATGCGCCTTGTTCGGGGCATCCTCATCCCCGGTCTTCATGTCCGGGAACAGGTCGATGTCCTCCCGGTCCGCCTGCGTCAGGATGATCTCGAGGCCGCGCGCGTCGCCCAATTCGGCAATCCGGTGCAAATCGCTTCGCAGACCTTCGGGGTAATACTCTTCGGCGCCAGCCAGAAATTCCTGCAGCGCCTTGCGGGCATCAATCTCTTCCTGGTCGAGCAGGTCGAGGGAAAAGCCTTTGAACTTGCCGGCATGGCGGGCGAGCAAGGCCCGCATCAGGGTCAGGTCTATGGTCTTGATGAACCTGGGGTTCACGAACTTCTTCAGATTGCCCGCCACGCCGAATCACCTTTCTCGCGAGTTAAGAGTTCATCTTATGTTCCGGCGCGAGTGTGTTCAACCTGTGCGGGAGCAAGTGGGACGGACTCCGATCCGGATGAGTAGGAGCCAGAGGAGACGACCAATCCGAGGCCTGCATGAAACGCCCCAACGCCCTGCCACCCGACCAGATTACCCCCGCCCAGCGCCGCGCCGAACTGTGCGGTCTGCTGGCGCTCGGCCTGATCCGGCTGCGGATACGGGAACGGGGCGAAGTCTCTGACCAGACTGGAGAAAGTTGCCTACACTGTCCGCCCGACCAATGCCTTCATGCAACTCCAACCCACGGGAGAGACGCATGACGAAACCTGATCCCATCCCCGCGCGCCTGGCAGCGCTGAAAACCACGTCGACGCCCGACCTGAAGGCACAGTGGCGGGACCTGTTCGAAACCGAACCGCCGCCGTTCAACCGGCGCTACCTGGAAAGCCGTCTGGCCTATCGCATCCAGGAACTGGCCTATGGAGGGCTGAAGCCCGAAACCATCAAGCGGCTGGAAGCCCTGGGCGAACAGCTTGATGGCGGCAACATCACTACGCGCCGCATCCGCGCTGATCGCGACCGCCCCATCACCGGCACCCGGCTGCTGCGCGAATGGCAGGGCGTCGAACAGATCGTCACTGTCAGGGCTGACGGCTTCGAATGGCAGGGGCGGCCGTACCAGTCGCTGTCGGCCATCGCCCGCGCGATCACCGGGACGCGGTGGAACGGTTGGGTCTTCTTCGGGCTGAAGAACCACCGGAGGACGGCATGAACAAACCTGTCGTCCGCAAGCTACGCTGCGCCGTCTACACCCGCAAATCCTCTGAAGAAGGGCTGGAGCAAGAGTTCAACAGCCTGCATGCCCAGCGCGAGGCCTGCGAATCCTACATCGCCAGCCAACGGTCCGAGGGCTGGGTGCTGGTGCGCGATCAGTACGATGATGGTGGCATCTCGGGCGGCACACTGGAACGCCCCGGCCTGATACGGCTGCTGGCCGACATCGAGGATGGGCTGGTCGATGTGGTGGTCGTCTACAAGATTGACCGCCTCAGCCGCTCACTGATGGATTTTTCCAAGCTGGTCGAGGTGTTCGACCGCAACGGCGTGACTTTTGTCAGCGTCACGCAGTCATTTAACACTACGACGTCCATGGGGCGGCTGACACTGAACATCCTTCTGTCCTTCGCCCAGTTCGAGCGCGAAGTGACGGCCGAACGCATCCGGGACAAGGTCCGCGCCAGTAGGATGAAGGGCATGTGGATGGGTGGCTGCCCGCCGCTGGGCTATCAGGTGAAAGACCGGAAACTGGTCGAAAACCTTGCCGATGCCGCCCATGTCCGCTGGGTCTTCGCCCGGTTCATCGAGATCGGTTCCGGCACCGAACTGGCGCGCGAATTGGGCGAACGGGGCGTCACCACTAGCCGTGGCCACCGGATCGACAAGAAGTTCATCTACCGGATGCTGAACAACCGGGTCTACATCGGCGAGGCTGTTCACAAGGGAACCAGCTATCCCGGCGAGCATTCGGCGATCATCGAGCGGGAGACTTGGGACAAGGTGCACGCCATCCTGACGGAAAGCCCGCGTAAACGTGCCGCCCGAACCCGCGCCGATACTCCCGCACTGCTGCGGGGTTTGCTCTACGGCCCCGATGGCGCTGCGTTTTCGCCAACCCACACCCGCAAGGGCGGGCGGCTGTATCGATACTACGTTAGCCAGACTGTACTGAAGCATGGTGCTGGTTCGTGCCCTGTGGGCCGAGTGCCCGCTGGCGAGATCGAGGCTGCCGTCATTGACCAGATGCGCGCCGTGTTCCGCCAGCCAGAGATCGTGGTGGGAACGTGGAAGGCGGCTCGAGAGAAGGATGTGGGGATCAACGAAGTCGAGACTCACGCAGCCCTGATCCGGCTTGACCCCCTATGGGACGAACTCTTCCCTGCCGAACAGGCGCGCATCGTGGCACTTTTGGTAGAGCGGGTCGACATCGGCACCGTTGGATTGAACGTGCGAATCCGGATGGACGGACTGGCTGGGCTGGTGCGGGAAATGAACACGAATATGGGCGCAGCGGCATGACCCGCGCGCGCCCGATTTCCGAAACGATCACCGTGCATGTCCCCTTCCACATAGTGAAGCGTGGCGGGCGAAAGGAAATGGTTTGGCCGAACAACAAGCCTGACAAGGCCCTACTACCGCGAAAGACAGACGCTGCGCTGATTAAAGCCATAGCGCGAGCCTTCCGGTGGCAACGCATGCTCGAAAGCGGCGAGTTCACCACGATTTCTGAACTCGCAGACAGAGAGAAAATTGCATCGACTTACATGACGCGAGTAATGCGTTTAAGCCTGCTCTCGCCTGCTACTGTCGAGACCATCTTGGAAGGCCGACAGCCTCCCACCGTCACGCTGTCGGATTTATTGAAGCACATTCCTCCCGCGTGGGACGCGCAACTATCAAGATATGACATTGGCGCGTAAGCCTCCCGTTCGCTCGGATCCACCTGCTCGAGGACCGTGACCGACCAGAACACCACCATCTTCTCTGCCATCGACAAGCAGCCGCCTTGTTGAGCCCTCCCATCGATTGTCCGCTTGCCCTTTGATGTCATCTGCTGTCTAATCTTATCAGGCAAGACCATCTTGGCCCTGGATCATTGGTGACCGTATGGACGCATCCGACAAGTGGCCGACCATTGATGAGCTCGCAACCTACCTGAAGTTGAGCCGGACCAAGCTGTACGGCATGGCTCAACGTGCCGAGCTACCCGCTTCGAAAATCGGGAACCAGTGGCGCTTCGATCGCGAAGAAATTGATCAGTGGATGAAATCGAACTCGACCGGAAAAGCGGGACCGAACATATGA